CGTCTCCTCCGAGGTGAACCTCTACGACACCGAGATCCTCGCGGTGGAGAAGGTCCTGGACAAGCTGAACGAGCGCCGCCAGAAGACCTCCCGGATGAGCTACGAGGCCTTCGGCGACGAGGCCCGCAACCGCTTCCACGAGATCGGCCTGGTGGCCTCGGTTCGCTGGTACGAGGCCGGAGTCGAGCAGCCGGACGGCACCCTGAAGAAGGTCGAAGGGACCCTGATCCCGGAGATCGTCATCAAGGCCCGCACGGACTCCAAGACGTTCCAGTTCGACCACGAGCGCATGCAGCACGAGGTCCAGTCGGACATCCTCCAGCTCGGTACCGGCGGCAAGGTCAAGCTCACCTCCGAGGACGTCCGCAAGATCCTGGAGACCGAGAAGGGCCACCGGCACCACTCGGGCTGCGGGCACTAGGGGCGGACGATGCCGACCCCCACCGTCGTCCGGGGCAAGCCCCGCTCCTCGGGGCTGCCCGCCGCGTTCGGGCCGGACAAACTGTTCCAGCTCTTCACCGGTCTGCCGATCCCGGACCCGATCACCTTCGTGATCCATCCGGAGTACCTGGACCGGCCGAACATGTACCCGCGCCAGGCCACCCTGCTGAAGGTCATCTTTCTGCGGGACGACCTGTTCACGGAGTACGACCACGCGGTGATCGACGAGTGGGAGTCGAGCTTCCGGGAGACCGGGAACAACGGCATCGTGCCGAACGTCCGCCAGCGGATCCGGTGGCTGAAGGGCAAGGGGCACAACTGGTTCCGGGAGACCCTGCTTGTCATGGGCCGCCGTGCGGGCAAGGGGCACATCTCCGGCCTGTCCATGGCCTACGTGCTGTGGAACTACATGGCCAAGGGCGACCCGCAGCGTTACTACGGCGTGGACCGGGACAAGAAGCTCGTGGCGATGGTCTTCGCCGGTAAGCGGGACCAGGCGAAGGCCACGGTGTGGCAGGACGCGGTGAACTACATCACCGGCTCGAACTGCTTCGCGCCGTACATCCGAGCGCCCCTCCAGGCCGAGAAGCTGTCGATCTTCGCCCCGAACGACTTCTTGCGCATGAAGAAGCGCGCGGAGCAGGGCATGAACCCCGACGACATCAACATGGCCACCTTCGAGCTGGTGCCGAAGGAGTCCACGCTGATGGCCGGTCGTGGTCCCACGTCGTTCTGCCAGGCCTGGGACGAGATGGCCCACGTGGTGGCCTCTGGGGCCAACCGGTCTGCCGAGGAGGTCTACGCGGCGGCCAAGCCGTCCCTGGACCAGTTCGGCAAGGACGCCTTCATCATCGAGCCGTCCAGCCCCTGGCAGATGCTCGGGCAGTTCTACATCAACTACTGCAACTCGATCTTGCTGGACGAGGAGACCGGGGACCCGGTCTATCCCGAGATGCTCATGATCCAGCTCGCCTCCTGGGACATCTACAAGGACTGGGAGACCGCGCACGAGCTGGAGATCTTCCCTCCGGACTTCATGGGTGACCTGGGGGAGTACGAGGGGCTGCCCCGGCCGAAGTTCGAGCCGCTGCGGGGAGCCATTCAGGCGTACGACGACCAGATGGCCCGCGAGGAGCAGGCGAACCCGGACACCTTCAAGGTGGAGCGCCGCAGCCACTTTGCGGTGGCCCTGGACGCCTACCTGAACGAGGCCAAGGTCAAGCAGATCTTCGCCCCCTGGGACGGCCGGAACCCGCACTTCGGCCAGCCGCTGCTGGGCATGCAGGAGAAGGGCCGCCTGGACATCGAGTACACCGCCCACGGCGACCCATCGAAGTCGAACGCGAACTTCGGCCTGGCGCTGGCCCACGCCGAGATGGGCCCGGACGACCGGCTCCACGTGGTCTTCGACAAGATCCACCACTTCGAGCCGCAGAACTTCCAGGACCACATCGTCGACTACGACCTGGTGGAGGAGTGGATCTGGGACAACTTCATGAAGCCCTTCATGCCGGGCGTCATGAGCTTCGACCAGTTCAACTCGGCTCAGGTCATCCAGCGGCTGGGGAAGCGGTCCCGGCACTCGACCCTGCCGAAGGTCACCCAGGTCTTCGAGAAGACTGCGACCCGCCAGCGGAACTGGCAGCGGGCCGAGATCTTCAAGACCGCCGTGAACATGGGCTGGGTGCACGCGCCGTTCTACGAGCAGGCCGAGCTGGAGCTGAGGTTCCTCCAGGAGAAGAACGGTGTCGTGGATCACCCGGATTCCGGCCCCGTCCAGACAAAGGACGTCGCGGACGCCATGATGGAGTGCGTGATGGCACTCATCGGCGACCAGATCGTCTCCATGCGGGCGGAGCTGGGGGCCATGCGGCCCCAGGGGGCCATGCAGGGCGGCGCAGAGCCGTTCCCGGGCATGAGCCGGAACGACGACTTCTCCACGGGCCCCCGGACGAGCCAGCAGATCTTCCAGCAGCTCGGAGGGTTCGGGAAGTCCCGGGGCATGCGGCCGGACTCGATACGGGGCGGCAGCCGGAGCCGTGGGCGACGCGGATTCTGATACTCCTTGTCGTGACCTGACCTTTATGGTTCCATGGTGGTTGAGCTTCACCTCCTAAGGTGCGGATCTCTGGCGGGATTCAGTGCTCCAGAAGGCCCCCGGTTCACCCCGGGGGCCTTCTGCTGTCCTGGGAGTCGTACAGGCCCTGAAGGGGTGGAGGTGCCCGTGAATCTGAGTGAGCTGTTCGGCAAGGTGGCGTCCGAGACGGACGGCGGCACGGTGCGCATGGTCACGCCGGAGGAGTACCGCAAGTTCCACTATCCGGACTACCCCAACGCCAAGACGCTGCCAGCTCTGGTGAGGCACTTCAAGAAGACCGATCCGGAGTACTTCGCCAAGGTCCGGGACGACGTCCAGAAGAACGGCTTCTCCACCCCGATCCTGGTCCAGTACAAGGATCAGCGGGGCAACGACCTGAAGAAACCGTACGTGCGCGAGGGGCACCACCGTGCAGCCGTAGCGCATGATCTCGGGATCCATCTGCCGGTCGGCGACTACGACAACGAAGCCGACTTCCAGCGGTCCCGGGCAGGCAACGCGGAGTGGTTCAAGAACAACGAGCGCGGTCCGCAGGGCGTCTCCTGGGAGGCTTCTCTCCGACCGCGCAAGGCGGCCGGGGATCCCGGGGTGTACCGGGGTCTGAGCCTCGTGCTGCCTCCGGACATCCACAAGATGGTCCACGACCCCGCACAGCCCGCCGCCGCGCGGGCCCACATGCTCCTCTCGGAGATCCGGAAGCAGAAGGAGGGCCACCAGGGCGAGGAGGCCACGGGGGAGACCGGAGGCATCGGGAGCTTCTGGACCCCGCACCGGCGCAAGGCCGAGGAGTACGCCACCCAGTCCGGCTTCGGCGCGTACAAGGAGCACGAGCTGGAGCACAACTGCGGCGACGAGTTCTACGGCCATGGCGGATGCCCCACGACCCGCGTGGTGGTGCACGCCCAGACCCCGCCGGTGGAGCACCACTGGACGGAGATCTTCCGGCCGGGTGAGAGGTACGACCCGGAGATCTCCTGGCGGCTCCCGGTCCGGCCCGGTACCCCGATGAGCGTGAAGGCGATCTCCTGGCGCGAGGGCAACGACCACCACTCCTCCGAGGAGAAGTACTCCGCCGAGGGTATGGCGGCCGAGAGGGCCCCGTACGAGGGCTACGACTTCTCCGCCGGGGTCAGCAAGCGGGCCTCCGCAGATCTGCCGCCGGAGCACGACGGCGGGGAGATCCCCAGCGACTGGCTCAAGCTGCACGGCCACCAGGTCCGGGTGCACACCGACGGGCACTCCAACGTGGAACTGGTTCCCACCTACGACCTGACGCGGTACGCCACCCAGGAGACGGACCCGGCGCACGCCAAGAAGGTCGCCGAGCACGTCCTGACGGTCGGCCACATGAAGCCGCTGATCCTCCAGTACCACCCGAAGACCTCGGAGGCCTACCTCGGGGAGGGCAATCACCGGCTGTACGTGGCCCGGAAGCTGGGCATGTCGCACGTTCCGGTCCGGGTGACCCGGGCGGCCTACGGGCTCGCCGGAGAGGGCTCCAGGACGCCTCAGGAGCACCCGGCGGTGACTGCCGGTGCCCACGTGCCCTCGGACATCCGGCCGAGCGAGATTGGGCTGAACGTGATGCCCCCGAGACCCCGCACGGCCAAGGTCACCTCCGGCCCCGGGGAGGCACCCCCGATGGGCGAGGACCACTACGACGAGGACGACGGGGAGTACCGGCAGCTCTGGGACGAGTGGCACCCCAAGCTCCAGCCGACGATCCACCGGCACCTCGCGATGGACCTCTCCAAGGGTCACCCGGCCCACGACGAGAAGCTCCCGATGGCCGCCAGGGCGCACGCGCTGCTGGAGGATGCCGGGCAGTACCACCCCTCCGGCCGTCTGGGCTGGCACTGGACCGACGACGCCTCGTACAAGCACCTGACCGGTCCCCGGATCTCTGCGGGCCAGACGCCGGTGACCATTCACGCCCAGACGCCCCCGCGCAGCCACATCGAGGACAACGAGTGGACCTTGCGAGAGGACCGCGCGGTGCGGGATTGGGACACCGACCCCGAGCGGGAGGTGCCGCTGAAGCGGAATGCTCCGGTGAACGTCACCGGCATCTCGTGGAACTCCGGCGGCAAGATGGTCCACCACCAGTTCGGGGGACCGATCCAGAAGCGGGCCGGGGCCAACGGAAACCTGCCTGAGGGGCTGACGTTCCACCACGAGCAGGTGATGGACGGCAAGCTCCACCACATGATCGCGCGGCACCCCGACGCCCCACACCAGGAGATGTGGGGCAATCACGTCGGCCGGATCACCTGGTGGAGCAGCGACGGCGAGGTGTCCAACCTCCATGTGGAGCCGCAGTACCAGCGTCGTGGCGTGGCGACCGAACTGTGGAACCGAGCGAAGGCCGTCCAGCCCGATTTGAAGCACTCAGAGGAGCAGACCGAGGAGGGTGCCGCCTGGGCCCGTACGACGGCCGCGTATGCCCCTCCTGGGACCATGGGGACCGATAACGAGGGCCACCGGGTCCAGATGACCACCATGGACGGCTGGGCCCACGACGACGGCTCCCACGGCCACGAGGACAACACGACGATCGGCGATCACCCGGTCTACACCCAGACCCACACCTGGCTGCCCGAGGGCCGCTACTGGGGTCCCAACAGCGCCCAGAACGACCAGCGGCTGTTCGAGGGGGATCACCTGCGGCCGGAGGTCCGCCAGGACATCCTGAGCCGCATCAACAGCTTTATGCGGCCCCGGTACAAGAACTGGCCCAAGTGGACCCGGGTGTACTTCGCGGGATCCGAGGCGGCCCGCTGGGCTCCCTTCAACGGTGATTTCGACTGCCTCCTGGGGGCCGACTTCGAGACCTTCCGCAAGGAGAACCCGGAGTACGCGGCCCAGCCGGACGACGCCATCGCCAAGATGATCACCGACGGCATGTGGCACACCATCAACGTGGACGGCTACTGGTTCACGTTGGCCGACGGCCGGAAGGTGGGCCCCTTCGACCGGACGTTCTTCATGAACCCCAACGCGTGGGACATCCGGAACCTGAAGCCGTACGCCGCCTACAACGTGAGCGACGACACCTGGGCGGTTCACCCCCTGGAGGTCCCGAAGGACTGGGACGCCACCCACCTCCCGGAGTCCTACTGGACGTATGCTGAGTCGGTCTTGAACGAGATCAAGGCCATAGGACAGCTTCCGCCGGAGGAGCGCCACCGGATGGCGGCCAACCTCTGGGAGGAGCTGCACACCCACCGGTCCGACGCCTTCAACGGCGACGGCAAGGGGTTGTACGACCTCTCCAACGTCATAGAGAAGTACTTGGACCAGCACCCGGACAAGCCCTGGGATCAGCTCGTGCAGTGGAAGAACGAGGCACCGAGCGGGCCGAGCCCCTGGGTGCCGACCACCGCCAGGAGGACGATCTTGAGCATGCTGTTCGACGCGAAGGCCAAGGAGCCCGAGGGGGCCGACTCCAGCGGCCTCATGGTGGCCATCGTTCCGCCGAAGTCCCTGGGCAAGAAGCTCCTGGTGGAGGGCGGAGAGCCTCTGGAGTCCCTCCATGTGACCCTGTGCTACCTCGGGAGTGTCTCGGAGTACTC